AACTGTATAAATTCATGAAAAATTGGGCTATTCTTACAGTTTTCGAGAATAGATAAGGCTCTGAGTATGACCATTTCACCCGACCATATCTCTGGGTCATAATATCGCTCTTGGTATAGCAACCTCCCTAAGGCGCGGAAGGTCGAGTATACCCCCAACATTATACCTTGACTATCACGATAGGAGTCATGAAAGTACCGACGCAGGTATACTGCCGAATGTTTATCAACCCACTGTTTGGATGGATTCATTTCCATTCCATGCGACGCGTAAGTTGATATGACATCGTCGACATCTATCCCTTCGTAAGATAGGTAGCCGTCGTCTCCGTAAGCGTTGCTATAAGGGTTTAGCGTCTTACCCTGAAGGATAGCAACCTCGTGTTGCATCGCGCCATGCGCACAACATTCATCGAAGTTAGTGCCACCGGATCCAGATCCCATCCCATGCTCACCTGTATACATAAGGTTTGAGCTGCAGAGCAGGGGTATTCTGAATTTAATTGGGAACACATTCTCTACCCAATGATAGGCTTCTTGGGTCCACCCTGATTCAGATCCCAATTGGAATTCAATTAATTTGCGCGCTGCATCCTGTAATGCACTGTTGAAGTGTTGGTCAAACTTGGAGAAATCTGTTACAACCACGTAATTGTCGCCTTTCGTATTGAACAGATTAGTTAACTTCACTTCCACCGCTCTCATTGATATATAAGCGGAATTAATATTGCATTTCTGCCATGCTTCAATAGCGGGCTGATAGAACTGGAGTTCGTTCACATTTACAGAGAAGGGAAACATAAATATTACGCGCTGTTTAACATCGTCCCTCTCAGGTCCGCCCTCTTGACCTCGCCATCCCAAAACCGCGCAAGTAGGTAGAACTTTAGAATTGTTGGTGCCCTTTGCCAACCAAATCTTTGTCTCATCTCCATCTTGCATACAGACGCAAGGAATGGTCTTCTCTACAACAAGTCTTCTTCTAGTAAAGTACGGAGCTCCACTATTAGTTGACTTGCGCATCTGCTCCACTGTGTGCTGCTGGGATCGCAGCCTTATTCCTCTCACAGGGCGTAGAGTTTGCTCCATCGCTTGAATTGCCCTTTCATCGATAGGCCTTCGCGGCTTGGTTATTGCCGTATAGTACTGTTCAATACTGTCTATCCGATCCGACAGGGGCAATTGAACAGAAAGAGGGCCAATCTTAGAACGCATTTCGAGCTCAAATGCTTCTAGACCGGGCATCTTACTATCCACGCGGTAGCTAAGAAGCAGATCGCTCCAACGTTCCACTACTTTCCGAGGATCTTTGTCGTCCCAAAGGGGAGTTCTAA